CGGAATATAAAGTACACCAGTATGGCGTATGGAAACCATTGTCTTGATTATGCTGTTACTTATAGATTGAATACTAACGTTGGAGACTGTGGTAAGATAGTGAGGGCTATAGACCCCAGTGTTAACGGTAAGATCCTCGGTATGCACGTGGCGGGTTCGGTTGAGAAGGGACCAAATAGTGTAGGTGTGTGTAATATAATCACCAAAGAGATGATTAAAGGTATATTGGAGAGCAATGAGGTTATAGAAGTGGGTGATTTGGAAACTCAAGGTGTTCTGTTTAAACAACGCCTAAAGAGACCCTTGACTCATATGCCTGATAGTACTAAGATTCGTCCTAGTAAGATAGCGCAGTATTTGCCATGGTCTCCAGAAAAATTTCCAGCTGTACTTAGGGCCGACGATAGTAGAAATGAGAGTGGTGTGGACCCAGTTGAGCGCCATGTAGCTACTTTAGAAGCAGTTAAACATCCAGAAGTGGATTTGGTTAAAGTGAAAGTAGTGTTTGACACTATGGTCCATAACTATAAGCAAAAGGTTAAGTTCACGAGAGGGAACAGAGATCTGACGATAGAAGAAGCAGTTGGTGGTATACCCGGCTTTATGAAGGGTTTGGACTTAAATACTAGTCCCGGTTGGCCATTGTCGGGTTATTCCAGGAAGCCCGGTAAAAAGACTTGGATCAAATACTCTGAGGATGGATCTGTCGAGATAGACGACTTCCTACGATCTATGGTGAATCGGCGTATAGAAGAATTTGAACGAGGAGAAGAACGCGAACATATTAGTCTCGGGTACCTTAAGGATGAATTAGTGAGTCTCGAGAAAGTTAGGATCGGTAAGACTCGGGTAATCTATGCACCTGATTTGGTTAACACAATTGTTATGAGAATGAAATATGGCATGCTTTTTCAGGCCCTTATTACTTCGAGGGGTACTGGTATTGCTATGGGACTCAACCCCCAATCTTTTGACATGAATGAGTTGTATCAGGAATTGTATCTACCGGACGGGTACTTTGTGGCTGGTGATTACAAGGGCTTTGATTGTAATATTGTTCCTGAATTTAGAGATGGGGCTATAGAACTGTTGAACCATCTGGTGGGTTCCCGAGTTTCAGACAATATGAAGCGTAGTATGAGTAGATTGATGTCAGAGCTTACGATGGTGATTGGTAGTATTAAATTTCGACCATCTAGTATGAATGCTAGTGGCAGTGTTTTCACTACACACCTTAATTGTCTGGTCAATGAGGCGTACATGCGATATACGTTCTTAAGTGTGTGTCCTGGTTTGCGTTTTGATGACTGTGTTAGAATCAAATGTCACGGAGATGATCATCTTTTGTGTACTACTAAAGCAACGGGGTTT